CCGGAATCACTGCTGTCAGCTTGGTAGGGCCTCAAGGCCCAGCTGGTGCAACCGGCCCACAAGGACCTGCCGGACCAGCCGGTGCTGATGGCGCAGATGGTGCCGATGGTGCAACCGGCCCACAAGGACCTGCCGGACCAGCCGGTGCTGATGGCGCAGATGGTGCCGATGGCGCAACCGGCCCACAAGGACCTGCCGGACCAGCCGGTGCTGATGGCGCAGATGGTGCCGATGGCGCAACCGGCCCACAAGGACCTGCCGGACCAGCCGGTGCTAATGGCTCAGATGGTGCCGATGGCGCAACCGTATTAAACGGAAGTATCGACCCAACAACGGAAGGGGTAGACGGTGATTTCTATATAAATACATCTAACAACACTATTTTCGGCCCGAAAACAGGTGGATCATGGGGAAGTGGTACCTCATTAGTAGGCCCGACCCACCACAAATTATCGTGTCAGCTTATAGCTGCCGGCACAGATGTAGCAGCAGCCGAGGAAGCAGACGGAAAAGGGTTGATATTAATCCCTCACGGAATCACGGGAGACATTACCCATATAGGAGCAAAAGTGGGCACAGATGGAATTGGCACAACAGGAACAATAGATATAGAGATAGAAAGAGAGCGAAACGGCACAACCGTTGCCATCCTCTCTACAATCTTAACTATTGATGCGAATGAAGCACATTCTGGGACAGCGTCTACACCAGCAGTGATAAATACATCAAATGATGATGTAGAGGAATGGGATTTATTAAAACTTAATCTTACTGGCACTCCTACAGGCGGAACAGCACCCCAGGGCTTGACAGTTTATGTTGTAATTAGTTAATATGGCACACGTAGCAAACATAACCATTCAGTCAGCGAAGGTGGCTGGCGATCTGACAGATTACGATGTTTACGTTGATTTGTCGGATTTAGGCGCTCCTTTCTGGAATACCGTTGCCAATGGTGGTGGGGATATCCGTGTTTATAAAGATGATGGAGTGACGGAACTAGCCAGGGAGGTTGTAAGTTGTGATACTGCGACTAAAACTGGGGTGCTTCACTTTAAATATACTGGGACTCTATCAAGCTCCTCCAATACAATTGTAAAAATTCATGCAGATGGAACGTCATCGGACTATGCTTTGACAGCCACTTATGGTAGAAACAATGTGTGGACCGACTGGGAAATGGTTAACCATGATGGTGGGGCAACGGCTGACTCAACGGGGCAACATACCTTTTCAGCCGTAGGATCTCCAACATCGGGGGGGGTGACTGCCCCTACTGGAGTGGGAACTAACTTTAATGGATCTAGTCAATACATTAATACAAATGCGAACAACCTTAATGTTAACAATGATTATACATTACACGCATGGATAAAAATGGATGTTGACCAAAACCCTTCGCCTATATTAGCCACAGGATCAAATATCATTAATGCGCCTGGATATTGGATTTGGATTAATAGATTGGCGAGTAGTAATGGGTTATGTATGCAGCTCGATAATGGGCCGGGAGGTGCTGACTTTGTGCCAAATTCTTCAAACAGGGTTAATGTAGCTGATGGGTGGAGCCATATCGCTATGGTCAGGGATGGTAACAATTATAAATCTTATATAAATGGATCATTAGCAGATTCAGGTACTTTGGCTAAAAGCGGACTAAATACAACAGAAGATATTTTAATTGCAAGATTGGCTTATGGATCGAATTATTTCCATGGCAGCATTTCAGAGATAAGGATGCGTCAAGATGCAAGAAGTTCCGACTGGATTGAAACATCATACAACAACCAAAACGACACATCCACATTTTACACTGTAACAGATATAAGTGGTGCATCACTCAGCACAACGAAACCCATGCAACCAATTTGGTTTATGTAAGTATTTTTTTACATTTACCTACCGCGCCAGTTAAATATTCATATTTTCTGGTCTGTATTATAAAATACCTCAAGTGTTGGAAGCGCTTGAGGTTTTTTGTCATAAACAAATTTTTGTCTTAGATTTGACATATCGTAAAACAAATGACAACTCCAATTTTTATCTCCATTTAGATATAGCCAAGAATTCCAGGCTATGTGTGTGCTGTATGCGAAAGCACCACAAACCGGCAGTCACCGGTTACGAGCACTAAGGCCTGGTGCTTTTTTATTTATCGTAAACCAAATGACACATGAAAGTTTTAAAAATCTTCGCCACGGGTCTCACCGGTGGCTTCGCCAAGTCGCCTGACTTACAAGCTCGCTTCTGGGCTTGGTTCGTTTTTACCCTTCTTCTCATTGGTGCTTTTACTTTTGATAGCTGGATCAGCTACTCTGTTTTTGCAGACTATCTTTCATACATAGGATCTGCAGGAGATGTGCCTGGGCTGATATTATCAGTTTCGTTTGCGATGGCAGCGACAGTATCAGTTGGTGTGATCGCCTATGCTTTTGTCGCATATAGAAAAAGCATCAACAGCCCAGAGCAGCTTTCTGATAGCCTACGCTTTGCTGGCTATATCGCAGCAGGGCTTTATCTATGTTTTGCTGGGATCTCCATCCTCGCAAACATCCAGGGCGCCCAGCAAGCAGCTGAAAGACATGCCGATTCTCAAATCATAGTTGATGATGCTCCATTGGTTAGCACAACAGCTGAGTGGACTGCAGAAAAAGAAAAAACCACCCTGAAGTATGATAATGAAATCGCCAAGCTAGAGGCGCGCCTTGCAGCTGCTGAAAATGGAACGACTACTGAACAGGGGAGATATAATGGAAAGAGAGGAAATGCCTATTGGAAGGGAAAGAAGACTCCTTATGGCAGGGCATTGATCGCAGATCTCCTGCAAAAAAAGGAGCAAAAGGAAGCAGATAGAGAACTAGCCATCGCTGCTTTGGATGCAACTTACCAGACAAGGCTGAACACAGAGACAGCAAGTTTCAACAGGAAATCAAAGAAACATGCACACAAAAAGGAAAAAGCGACCACAGCAATCAGGCTGATAGTTTTTCTCATTTATCCAATCGGGCTGGGGATATCAATTTTCAATGCTCACTTTCTCTATGATGTTCAATTGTTCCTGGGAAGGAAGGTGAATAAGCCTTCGCATAGTAGCCAAAATCATTCAGTAGGATTTGGAGCTCTGCCTAAAACTGCCATTGGCTTCCATCAACAAAGGGGAGAGAATCCCAATGACCTCTCAAAAATCACTGCTGAAATGAGAGCTGAAATCAGAGAAGAATTGAGAGCTGAAATGGAGAAAGAAATGAGAGGTGAAACTCTCAAAAATACGGGAAAGATTGAGAGTTTTGAGAGGCCTGAGGCATCTCATTCCAGCTCCACAATTTACCTCTCAAATAACACTCCTTATAACCTGGGGAAGAAATATGATATGAGTAAGGCTGAGAAGCGTCAACTCACAAAGGTCACAAAGGCCAGAAAAAAGATAATTGAAGAGACTGGTAAGGAGCCTAGTGCCAATGCCATCGCCAAGGCGACCGATATGAGCTGGGCAACAGCAAAAAAATACCTTGATATGATCAAAGAAAATTAATAGCGGTTTGAATTTGAATTGTTTAGCAGGTGTCCTACTTCTTATGAGTTAGGGCGCTTTTTTTTGGTGTAAGAAATCAAGGACTTACGTGGGGATTTCGGAAATACTAAATGTCCTATTTGTGAAATATTGTGCAATTCATATTTGCTGATATGGATTGGACACATCTCATATCAGGCATCATTGGGCTCATACCCTTTATCGTCAACCTTTACCTGAACAAGCGTAAACGGATGACAGATCAGGTGAAGGAAGAAGTGGAAAGCACAGAGATGCTGAAAGAGTCAAATGACAAATGTTACAAGGAGCTCACAGACCTGAGGAAGCTATATGTACAACAAGAAAGGAAGCTGATGGAGTTTGAACTCCTCACAATCCGGTACGAAGCAAAACTGAAAAATGACAATTTACCCAACGCAAGAGATGTCAATGGAAATGAGGGCTCTAATCCTGAAAAATGATGAAAAGATTAGAGCCCTCTTTCAGAGACTGTCTGCAAAATTCAGCCAGGGGCAACTGGTTAAATATGATGACTTAAACTCCTTCCCCATCCTATTAAGGAGTATGCTAGATGTAGGCATTCACACAAAACGCCTGCCCATGCCTCCAGATTCCGGTATCTATTTTCAGGTTGATTTTCAAAAAGAGTCAGAACTGGGGGCTCATAAGCATGATTGCTTTGAACACATTACCGTTGAGAGAGGAGCCTTTATTGACCTAGAAACAGGGAAGATATATGAGGAAGGAGATGAGTTAAAATTAGCTCCGGATGTGATTCACAATATCAAGTCACTTGATCATTACACCATCCTTTACATCCTTTTTACACGCGATGACGCCTATTAAAGTCGGAAAATATCCATTGAGAATCCCCCAAAACCAGCAAGAGCTGAGCATAGATACTTATAAAAGAATCTCAGGGCTTCTCATGCAGGGAGATTCTCCTTCTTTAAGGGGTAAAATCATCATGAGGCTGATTGCTATCCAGATGAAGAGGAAACAACTAAAAATCTTCAAAACCGGATTCATTGACCCTTATGCCTTAATGAAACTAGGGGAGCTGATAGGATGGATTTGGAAGAGATATGAAATAACCGGTCAAAGTCATATTGAGCCCTGGGTACAGGAATTCAAATACAAGCGTAAGCGCTATCTCTTGCCATTACCCAACTTTGATGATGTCATCATCAATGAGTTCGCATACATCAACATGTATCTGGATATGATCGCTGAAGGTGATGCTGAAGCTGTCTATGGATTGGCAGCATTGATTTGCAGACCACTGAAGTCAAAGAAGGAAAGAGAAAAAAATACCTACAATGGCCAGCCGAGAATACATTTCAACCCAGAAAAGATTGATGTTGAAAGATTCAAAGAGGCTCCGGAGTGGCTATTGTGGAATGTCTATGACTTCTGTCTGAGGGCTCAGCTGATGATACATAAGAGATATGAGGTGATCTTCTCCGGAGAAAAAAGCGGTGGACCCAACTTTGGGTGGCTGGGAATGGTGATGAATATCGCTGAGACCGGCACCTATGGCAAAGCCAGGGAAGTAGAGCAGGAGAGCCTTCATACCATCTGTGTATATGCCACCAGAAAGATCCTGGATCAAAAGCGACATGAGGAAGAACTAGAACAAATCAGGAAAAAAAATGCTAGACCTTAAATCATATCAATCTATCCGTGGCTATATCACCAACTATGTGAAAGGTGATCCTCGAATCGCTGACGATGGCTTCATCTGGGGAGAGAGCAAAAGGGTGATAGATAAAGCTGTGAGCAAAGCTATCTATCCATTTTTTTGGGTAAGAGAAGCGGAATGGCTGGGCAGCTCTACAACTGGGCACAGTAACATCCAATTTAATTGGAGTCTCCATATTGAGATAGCAGGGAATGCACCCAGAGGAGCCACAGACAAGGAGGAGACTCAACTGGATGATGCTCATGGGATCATGATGGACTTTATCCGATTTTTGATTGAAGAGCACAGAGAAAACCGGATCAGGTTTGAATTTCCTCGCCTCAATGCCAGCCAGGCACAAGTGGGAGAAGGTGAAAATGCCTGGGGATGGTCATTCATAGTCCACATCAGTGTGTATGCCCAGAACTTTTGTAAGGCAGATGAAGAGAGTAGGTATTCTGTTTCTGCCTGGGAACCAACCTTTGTCACAGACGAAACAAGGATCAGTATTACCATCGATAGCACAGAATATTTCTATGACTGGACTGACATAAGTCAGCAGGCTCACATGCTTGTTGGTATAGCCAATCAAATCAATCAGGATAACAGTGCTGATGTAGTGGCCTACACTGATGAGCAGTATCTCTACCTCAAATCCAAAACCCTTAATGACCCTCCATTAATCACCCTCACAGCCGGGCAACACACATTCACCCAATTGTATCAATAATGCCACTCATCCAGATAAACATACCACCCCAAATGGCAGCGAGCAGAAATCCAATAGGCTGGAAGTTTGCTGCTACTGCCTCATGGAGATCAGATGCAGCCTACAAAGTGACCTGCAAGATTTTTGAGGAAACCTACCACCAATCAGGTGTATTTTCTCAATTTCTGACACTTGAGAAACGGCCGGATGATGATAACATCATTGAATTTGATATCTCTGATATCCTGTCTTCTCTGGTTCCGGAGACCATGAAGCCATCTGTGAGCACAGTCAGGACGGTGACAGATGTCAATAAGCGATACGCCATCTCCTTTCAGGAAAGTGGAAATGGCATCTATCAACTAGGCACAACCTTCTCAGGATACCATGTGATCAAGGCAGGGATGAGCGAGCAAAAAGGCCAGGCGATTGAAGATCAAATCAACAATCAACTGTTTCTCACCAACCAACCCCGGATCAAGCAAACCACAGCTTATGCTCCAGAGTATCTGTCATTGGGGATCCCCACCACAGCCACAGCAGCCACAGCACAGATGAAAGCAGTGGTGATGTACACAGATGGTAGTGAGAGCAGTGAGTTCTCAGGCCCACAGATTGCATACCAGCCCGGTGATATCATTCAGTTTCATGCTGGCTACAACATGTTGGGACTCCAAAATATTACCCCACCCACAGATGAGAGTGTGGTAGGATATAAGATTTGGATAGATGAGACCACCGGTGGCACAGAGATATCTGATGTGATGGAATATCGCTTTGATGGTTGTGAGTGTACACCGCTCACCAGATACTTCTGCTTTGAGAATACCTATGGAGCCATAGATACAGTGATCACCTCAGGCAAAAGCGAAACAAAAATAGATGTGACAGGCCAGCAAGCCCAACGCATTCCAGACCCATTCAGGACATCTGTCACCAGGACGATTCTGGACTATGCCATCAGGCACCGGCAACAAGTGGAGCAACCCATTGGGCAGCAAACGCAAGAGGAGCAACTTTGGCTCCGAGAGCTCATTCGCACCACCACTGCTTGGAGAGTGGGCGATACAGCCACACCCAATATTGAGGCTGAAGGAGATTGGGTTCCCATCTCCATCAAAAAAGGTGACACCATGATCCTCAAAGACAATGAATTTTTGAACCCATTAAGCTTCTCTTATGAAGAAGCCTACTACCAGCACGGCACATGATAGCATTTAGAATTGGCACAGAGCTTTTGGATGTAGAAGTGGGGATGCAGATTAATCTGACCCTGGTCAATCCCCTTTTTAGCAGGGAGATTGGATATGGTTCACATAGCCTGTCTTTTTCTGTGCCGCTCAATGCCAAAAACAGACGCCTTTTAGGCTTTCGGGATCACTTATCCATTACCTCATATAGCAATGAAATAGAGGTAGAAGTACTTTTGGGGGGTAATTTCTGGAAGACCGGTACCCTCAAAGTCATCAATGTAGCACCCATAACTCAAAAAGTGAGCGTAGCCTTCAACCTGGATACAAGCTGGCTGGCCGACAAAGTCAATACCATCAAACTGTCCAGCCTTAATCTTGGCGGCGATCGGACCATCGCCACCACCGGAACAGTAGGAGGCACCTTTGAAATTCGTGTTGCTGCGGGGCCTACTGAAGTGATCGCCATACAGGTCAACGAGACCCTATACAGTTATACCAGCACACTAGGCAATACCAAACAAGAGCTGGTTGATGAACTCAAAGACCTGATCAACGCAGATACCAATATAAATGCCACAGCCACCACACAGGCAAATGGATCAAACTGGCAGCTGGTCATCTCTCCCATAGATCCTGATGATCCCTTCCAGGTGCTTTATGATATAGGAGCCACAGATATCCAATGGTATGAAATGAGTTACCTGAGCAGCCACCAAAACAAGCAGGATGCCATGATTGACCACATGGATACTGTCAGCGGAGCTGCAGTAGGTAGCTATGATTATGCTTTCCCAACCATATACAATCCGCTGTTTTTTGGAGATGCTGTTGGGGATGACTATTCAGGATTTGTCAACTCCTATGAACCGGGGACAGGACACATAGGGCCCTTTAACAATGCAGAAGGGGGATATTATTCAGTTTGTACACCGCTGCCTTCAGTAAAGTACCTGGTAGAGCAAGGACTCCGCTCCTTAGGCCTGCGAGATATCAGTACCTTCACAAGTACAGCCAAATATGAGGCACTACACCTCTATAACAATGTACCAGTCATAAATGAGGGCATTTTTGAAGGGGAAGCCAGCGACTCCAGTACAGGATATACAGGCTACTTCAACAATCAGTTTAACCTCACAAACCATGTCCCTCCGGAGATGACATTGGGGGATATATTCCGCGACCTGGATGACATGTTCAATCTGGCCATTATTGTAGATACTGTATTGGGGACCATTGATTTTGTAGAACGGAAAGAAGCTATCACCTCCAATGTCAAGAACTGGAAGGCCAAAAGCCTAGCTGATTATACCATTGCCTATGCCGATGCAAAGGCCGTCAAATACAGCTATGCTATTGACGACAAAGACAAATTCTTTGAAGATGGGGCAGCATTTGAAGAAATAGACCCAGGCAATGCCAAACATCACATAGAGGTAGCACATGGGCCCATGTTCCAGATGATTACCAGAGATCCGGAACATGATGAACAATGGTTGACTCCTGCGATCAGACAGCAGGGATATACAAATGTGGGAGGATTGGAGCCTGTTGCTTTCAATGCCAGATATGTGTACTTCCATGGCCTACAAGACAATGATATATCATTAACCTATCCACTGGGATCAAGTGAAGGCAAGGACTATGCTGGCACCCAGCTCATCACACCTTCACTTGAATGGACAGGCACCAAAGGGCTCTATGCTCAGCAGCACGAAGACTTTGAACCATTCCTGTATCCAACCCGGCACATCAACCAGGCATTTTTGATCAACCTGGTAGACATCCTAAGTCTAGACTTTACAGGGGCATACGATTTCAGGGACTTGCATGGAAATCACCAGGCCATCATCAAGAAGCTTTCACTGCCATTGAGGGTGGGTGAGCGATTTCCGATAAAAGCCACAGCCGAAAACTACCTGACATGATCAGCATAGCAGAGCAAAATAAGTTTATAGAGAGGGAAATCCGCTTGTGGATAAGGGAGGATGTAGATCCGACACTCCGGGCAGCCATCGCCAAGCGAGAGAGACATATCCCTGAAGGAACAGCGGACGATCTCAGACATGATCTGTTCCAGGCAGCTGGCGCTACCTTTACAGGATACCGGCTCAGCTTTGCCGATGCTTCCAGGATGGTAGACATCAGGCCGCGATCAATCAAATGGACAAAAAGGCCCATCACCACACAGGAAAACTTTATGTTGAAATGGGCAAGGGGTAGGGGAAGAAAATACATGAAGAAAGTACCAGGCTACAAAGACGGGAAAGCCAAAAACCTGAGCGAAGATGAAAAAATGGAGCGCTTTGCTTCAGCGATCATTGCAGCCACACCCAAACCTTCATACAAGCGAAGGAGGAGAGGTGCCTGGTACAATCGCACCATTTACAAGCTTATCATCCGACTCATTGAGCGATTAAGTAAGAATCAGGCTGATTTCTTCGCAAAAGAACTAGGAGATGATATCAAGAAGAAAGCATTTGGTGGGAATATGAATCTGTAACAAAAAAACCCTGGCCTGTCACAGCCAGAGTCAACACGTGCCTTATGTCTTTTGACATAAAGACATTTAAACATAAGCTATTTTTGCTGATTAAAAACGGAAGTACATTAAAAATTGTAATTGAATTTGAGTAGATTTTTTCTAGTAGAGAGGAATAAAGGAAATATCGAAGTGCTTTTGACTGAAAAATAGCTATGTTTCTGGGCTTCCTCCTTTAAAAACAGGTGCCGTCAAAAACGGAAGCACGGCAAAAATTGTAATAGCTTAATTTGATTTTAAATCCTTCATTTGGGTCAACAGGACTACAAGATTGTTCAGGTAGCCCTTTTTTGTTATCATTGCACTGCTACACACGTATTGGGCCCCTATTAACACTTACAAAATAAGGCTTAGAATAGGTGTAGGGACGGAGCAATCCCCCTGATATACTTACTGGGGACAGTATAGTGTGTAGCAGCGCCTTTCTAAGCCGTTTTTTTATGCTAAACATTTTGATGATTGAGTTATGCTACACACCGATCAAACCCAAGGAACTGTCATCCAACAGTTAGAAACCCATGTAATTTCTCAGGAAATTCAACTCCAAAAGGCCAATTTCCGGCTATGGCTACTCTGCAACCTCTTGAAGGTGCTTTGGAAGCCAAAACGATACCAGCGAATTATTTCACAGGTATTCAAACATAGTGAAGAAGTAGATGTATCAAATTTTGACATAAATGGGATAATTTCTGATATTGAGAATAAGTAAGTAAGGAGACTTCAATTCTCCTGTATAGGGCTAAAAGCGACTAGAGATAGTCGCTTTTTTTATTTGGGTACCAGAATTTTGTATATCAAAAATTGATACATATATTATAATTGAAAAAAGAAAGCTTTTTTTGAAGAGGTAGGACAGAGGTTTTCTGTACTAATTTCTCAGTGAAATGCAAGGTAGGCCGGTAGCTCACAGCTACCGGTTTTTTGTGTCCTATATATCATGTATTGATCCTGATATTTTTGTTTCATGGCAGGATCAGTAAGAAGTGATAAAGTCCAGATTGAGATAGAAATCAACGGTGAACCGGTAAAAAGGACACTGGGTGACATGGAAAAGGCTTACCGAAAGCTGAGAGGAGAGATCAAACATCTGGAGGCAGGTAGTGAAGAGTTTAACAAAAAGGCGCTTGAGATCAAGAAGCTGGAAGAAGAACTCAAAAAAACCCGAAAAGCAGCCCGGGGATTAGCCGATGAGCAAGACCAAATTGGCAAAAAGGGCAAGCAAAATGCCAATCAACTTTCAGCCCGATTCTCAAAACTTCCTGGAGTATTTGGAAAGGTAGGTGGGGCCATTGGTGGTTCTATCTCAAAGCTATTAGGCCCCTTGGGCTTGGTGATCACCGGGATAACGGGCATAGTCGCAGGCGCCAAAGAGCTCTTTGTGATGTCACAGGAGTTTGAGAATGCCCGGGAAGAAGTAAGCAAATTCACTGATCTGACAGGCGAGGGATTGAGTGAAGTCAATGCTCAGATCATGGCCATCAGCAGAACTTTTGAGCAGGATTTCAATGAAGTTCTGAGAACGGGCTCTGCAAATGCCAATGTATTCGGCACAGAAATGACCGAGACCCTGGACCTGATTGAAAAAGGCCTACTCGCTACAGGCCATCAGGGTCAGGAGTTTCTTGACCAGATCAAGGAATATGCACCAGCACTCAAGGCCGCAGGCCTGGAGCAGGAAGAAGCTTATGCAGTCATCGCTTCAGGCATTGTCGATGGAGCCTTCCAGGACAAGATCCCGGATGCCATCAAAGAATTCAATGTAAGGATAAAGGACCTCACCAATGGTCAGCGCGAAGTGCTAGAAAAAAGCTTTGGCGTTGACTTCACCAACAACATTGTCAATGGTATCAAAACTGGCGAAAAGACCAGCATTGAAGCCCTTAATGAGATTGGTGGCAAGATGGGAGAGCTGGGCGCTGACAGTGCCGAGACACAAGCTGTTATCAGTAACCTCTTTGGAGGACCCGGTGAAGATGTGGGAGCTGATTTCATCATTGGCCTGCAAAATATCAAAGGCTCAATGGATGAAGTGGTGGACACTTCCAATATCTACATCCAAAGACAGATTGAGCAATTGGAAGTTGAGAAGGAGCTCACAGCTGCTCAGGAAGAAATCAGCATGAGCCTGAGTGGTGTTGGTCATTGGTTTGGAGTAGTGACCAAAAGGGTGAAGACCTTTATACTTCAGGGCATCGCAAGAGCATCCACATCTATCAGGTACCTGGTAGATAATTTCAAGATATTCAGGGTACAGGCTGCTGAGTCCATCAATGTAGTGCTCAGAGCTCTCTCTAACCTGGTCAATAACCTTTTCACTGCAATCAATGCCATCAATGGCCTATTGGGCATCAAAGAGATTGAGAATATTGATCTCACTATCGATGTGGAAGTAAGTAGTGAAGACCTGAAACAACAGCTCCAGGATAAAGTAGCAAAGCAGAGAGAAGACTTTGAGAAGGCTCAAGAGATCAAGCGCAAGCAAGCGGCTCAGCGGCAAGAGCAAGCAACCAGAAGCACACGCCTCAAGGAAAGGCAAAATACCCTGGACGCTGAGCGCAACCTGACCACCAAAGAACTCAAAAAACAGGCTGAAGTTTACGCCAAGGCTGAGATGGAGATCAATAAACTGATGGTTGATCTCATGCAGGAAGGAGAAGAAAAACAGATCGCTCAGCTACGCCTACAGACAGACCAAAAGAAAGCCGCGCTCAAAGGCAGCGTGGAGCAAATAGCTGCTCAGCAAAAGCTGCTGGAAGCCCAGTACCTGGAACAGCTTGAAGTGATCAGGAATCAATCTGCTGATAAGGAGCTTGAAGACATCAAAGCTCAGGCACAAGCCAAAATTGATGCACTCACCGGTACATCTGAAGAGATTCAGGCTCAAAGACTCCAGATTGAGCTGGATGCCGGGAAGCAAATCAATGATACAGTAAACCAAAACCTTGATGAGCAGATACAGCTCATCAAAGACCAGGCAGCTGCCCGAAAGCAAATCATCATAGGTGACAGTGATACTATCACCGCCGAGATGGAAGCCCAGATCAAAGAGTCGGAGCAGAGAATGACTAATGAGATCACCCAAATCCAAACCAGCGCCAAAGCCAAACAGGCAGCGGCCATGGCTGATATCAGGAAGTCAAGTGCTGACTCACAGCAAAAGCAATTTGATGATGAGCTGAATCAAATTCAGCAACGATATGGGCAGGAAGAACTTTTTGCCATTCAAAATGCGGTTAAAAGGTTGGAAGATGGAGAAGACCAAAAGGAAGTTCAGGAACAGCTGAATGATGAGCTTTTGGCACTCAATGAGAAGTTACTTGCCGAAAAGAAAGCATTAGAAGACAAATTTGGAGTAGATAGTGTTGCTACCCAAAAGGAGATTGAGAAGAAGAAAATGGACGCTACTCTGAAAAGAACAGAGAAGCAGAAGAAGTCAGAAGAAGAATTGCTGGAAGCTGAGAATGAGCGACTCAAAAAGATAATGAAATCGCTCCAGATGATTGGAGACTTGGTAAATCAGGTTTCGGAGTTAAATCAGGCGGCATTGGATGCAGATCTGAACAAGATTGAATCTAACAAAAAGAAAGAATTAGATGCAGCTGGTGACAATGAAGCCAAAAAGCGAAGCATTGAAGAGAAGTTTGCTAAACAAAAAGAAGCAGCTGAGGCCAAAGCAGCAAAAAGGCAAAAAGCCATATCAATCGCTCAAACGATCATTAACACCGCTCAATCTATTGTAAAAACAGCCGCGACCATAGGATATCCTGCTGCTATTCCATTTCAAGTAATTGCAGCGGCCATAGGTGCCAAGCAGATACAAGCCATCCAGGCTCAACCATTCGAAGAAGGTGGAGCCACAGTCCAAACCGATGGCAAAAACTACTTCTACCAAGGCCAAAAGCTCAACCAAAGAGAAAGCTTTGCCACCGGTGGTCATGTAAGGCAGGGATCTATTGGCGTGATCGGAGAGAAAGGAGCTGAGTGGGTAGCACCGAATTGGATGATGACCAGCACCAAATATTCTCCCATCATCCAGGAACTGGAAAAAGTAAGAGTAAGGGGATTCGCAGTAGGAGGAGCGACCACACCAGCCGATACTGCAGTAAATGTCCAAAATGCCACAGCCTCCAATGATGCGATTATCGCAGAATTAAAGTTGCTCAGGCAAGACATGGCCACAATGAAATACATCACTGTCTGGGGAGAAAAGGAAGCATTGATGAATGCTGAAGTATATGATGCCTGGCAACAGCGCTCCAGCACCGGTGGGATTTAACAAAAAATCAAAATGAACTTACTACACAAAGAATTACTGAATTATAAGGAACTGGAAAAGCGGTTCCCTCGCACCCAGAAACTCTATGACAAGGGGCTGGATATCTTCCTCAATTTTGGAGGAAAAAGCAATCTTAGACGCCTGTTGAGCAGAGGGCAAGCCAATCCACAGACCAAACACTGGGGACACCTGGAGCATCAGCTCAATAAATTAGGATTGAGAGATGTCAGGCTAACAGCCCAGGAGCATGCCACAGATGAAGCCCGAAAGAACATCACAAAAGGAACTATCAAGGCTCCAATTAATATCGATCTCAAAGCTCCGGAGACTTTGAGCGATAATTTGGAAGAACTCATCCAACAAAATCGCCAATTGGCTCAAAAACGGGCGAGTCTTGCCAACAAATTGGCACCTGAAGCACCAGGAGGCAATGCTCGAAAGATTGAGCAGAATAAGCAATTGGTAGAAGAGATCATGGAATCTGTGGCTCAGCAGCAGCCACTTGAGGAGAAAATTGAGGAATTGAAGAAGCTTGAGAAGGAAAAGCCTAAGGAGGATAATCCAGTCATCTTCGAAGATGCCAAAATTGGCTCTTTTCGGTTGAATGATCTCTATGAGATGACTGTACCTGATTTGGGAAGCCTCAAATCAAGACTCAATGTCAAATACCTCAATCTCACTAATAGAATAGACACCTACAAAAAGCCAGCCTCAAAGGTGAAGGCTAAAAGGGTGATGAAGCAAATCACGCATGCTTCTGCTGTGATAGAACGTGTAATCGCTGACCTCAAAATCGCTCAAAATGCCTAAAGTCATTCCCTCATTTGCGGATCTCAATCAAATGACCCGGAACGAGCGAAAAAACACAAGGCTCGCAAAAAAAAAGGTCGATTTTGAAGAATTGGATGGCCTGATCAAAAAGATCGTGGCCAAAGAGATTCTGAGTAAAACAGAAGAAGTCACATTCCAAAAAATCACCCAAAGTGCAGCAGTGCTGCAAAAATACCCATCGACTCAGGCATATAAAATCATTGCCAAATCACTGGGCTGCTCCATGGCCAATGCTTATGTGTGGGGGCAAAAAGCACTGGACTTTTTTGGTAGAATAGACCTGATGACCGCAAAGGCTCACAGGTTTGTCATTATTCAGCGACTCATGAAGATGCTGGATACTGCTGATATGGATCAGCAGATCAGAATCATGAAACTCTACATCGATGTATCAGGCGCCAACCGGATAGAGGAGAATGAGAACCGGGTGAAAAAGCGCGTGAGAGTAGTCAGGACCACTGACCCCAAAGTGCTGGAAGCCATAGAGATGGAGGAATATGCAGACTAAGTATCTGTACACAAATAAGAAGCAAGAGGCCGTGTTAGCCACCGACAAAAAGAAACGCTCTTTTGTAGGAGGCCGGGGATCCGGAAAGACCGTGGTGATCGGCGACTATTCTTATGACTGCATGGATATGCTTCCAAAATCCTCCGGAGCCCTTTGGGCACCTACCATGGAGATATTAAAGGGCAGTACCCTGCCTGAAGTAGTCACCAGGTGGGAGGCCTATGGATTAGAGGAAGATGAGGACTTTGTACTATTTAAGAAACCCCCATCCCATTTTGAGGAGCCATACAGAAAGGTGAAGAAGTTTGATAATGTTATCAGCTTCCAGAATGGGACAGTAGTCTACCTGATCAGCCTCTATGCTGAGCGTGCAGGCCGTGGCCTATCCCTCCAATGGGGTGCAGGTGATGAGATGGGGTTTATTAAGCGTTCAAGATTCACACAGAATATCAGGCCAGCTATGCGAGGATACAGACATGCCACTGTACTGCATGAGCTAGACAGCTGGCAGGATGTGCCATTTGGTGAGATAAAGGAGATAGGTACAGGGATATACTGGAGGTATATGTATGAGCAGTGCCCCCTATATCGGTCATTCCTCAATGTTACCTCCATGCCCTTCCTGGAAGAAGGCAAGTGGATACTCAAGACCAAGGAAGACCCTGACTACTTCTTCATAGAGTCTACACCTTATGACAATATTGAGGTATTAGGAGAGCAGTACATCAAAGACCTCAAGGATGAGATGGATGATCTTGAGTTCAGGGTAGAGGTGATGAATGAGAACATAGAGCAGTTGCCTGATGGATTCTACCCCAACTTCAGGGATGCTACACATACCACCATGGATGACCACTATGATCCTGACCTCCCCATAGATCTAAGCTTTGACTTTGGCAGGTTCAACAGTGTTACCATCTACCAGGAGATAGATATGATTGCGGCCGGGATAGATAGTCTCTATGTGAAGAATGGAACCATCTTAGACCTGGTTGATCAATTCGTAAAGAAATACAAGGCCCACAACAGGAAAGAGATCTATGTATATGGTGACCGTAATGGCAACAACAGCCGCGCGGATAGTAAGAAGACTTACTATGAAGAGATCATCGAACGCCTCACCAAGGCAGGATGGAGAGCAGTCAACATGGTCAAAGGCCTGGACCCAAACCATGCAGACAAACATCTGCTACTATCTGCTGCAATGAAGGAAGACGTGCCAACGCTTCCCCGCATACGATTTCACCAGGTTAGATGTAAGAATGTAATCATCTCCATCAAGCGAGCACCCATCAAAGATGGACTCAAAAAGGACAAGCGAAGCGAACGATCACTCAAGATCGCACAGGAACACGCGACCCATTTCAGCGACACCTTCGACAATTGGTACTATGCGAAATTCAGAAGGCTGTTTAAATCGGGTAGTCGAACTGCTTGGTAATCAATGATTTACGTGCATATTTCATGATTTTGCAAATCTGTTTTTTGCTTTTCGTCAATGGGCGCGCGATTTCGCGTGACAAATTCACTCTAAATATATTTTTAGACTCGTCTAATTATCTGATTAAAAGAAAGTTACAACATTAATTCAAAGACCCTCTCTTTGTCCTATAAATATCCCTCTATTGCCCTCATTTTTGTTCTATGGAAGTATCTATCACTCGCGTATTGGATGAAATCAACACGCCAATTGAGGGCAATCAGGCAAGAGAATTCAGTATAGGCTGGATCAGAACGACCCGAGGCCCCAAGCAAGGAACCTTCAAAAAGGTACACCGCTGCATCAAGGCCGGTACTGACAAGCGGAAAAAGCAGGAAGGGAAAAGCAACAGACTCCAACCCATGATCAAAAGACGCAAACTCCTGCGCTTATATGATCGGGATGCCAATCAGACCATTAATGTTCCCCTTTACACCATCATTGAATACAACGGATACAGAGTAAGGCACTAATGAGAGAGAACTACACCGTAATGGATTTCGACTTTGACAAGGATAGTCAGAGTGTCACCCTCAGAGCTGACAGAGACCGGGGAGCTGCACCGGTCAACAACATCTACTCAGCTGGCCTGATCGATATCCCCAAAAACAGCGAACCCAAAGAGATCCTGCCCTGGTACAAAGGCTCCAATAATGAGCCTGAATACCTGATCAAGCTGGTGATAGATAACCCCATCGCCTTAGGCCTGATCGGTACCAAGGTGGCCATCCTGCATGGTACCGGTCTGGGACTGTATCAGGACAGCGAGCAAGGCATGATCAGACTGAAGCCAGAGCAGTGGCCTGAGGAGATCCGGAGATTCTATGAGTACAACAGCCTTAATGACTGGGCTTATGCCTGCTTCATGGACTTCGAAATGCTTGGCAATTTCTTCACCAGCATGACCTTCAGCAAAGGCTCCAAACTGGTAGAAGCCCCCAGAAAGGTAGTACGCATCAACCGCCTGGACCCAACAACTGTCAGAGCCATCAAGCCCAACGCCAAGAAAGGGCAGGCGATCAAAGAATACATCGTAGCTAGTCTTTGGAAAGACTTCACCATGACCACAGAGCACACCCGCTTCAAGGCCTTTAACTGGAGAGATTACTTTGACCACAGCACCATGGAATTTGTACCAGGGGAAGCAAAGACCTCCAGGGTACTGGCACATGGCAGGCGACCTTTTCCGGGCTTCCCACACTATGGTCTTCCCCGATGGTATGGAGCCCGGAAAACGGGTGAGCTCCAAAATGAGATACCACATTGGCACATAGCCAATATCATAAACATGTGGGGAATTAGGATGCGTGTAAGCGTCAACCAAGAGTACATCAACACTAAACTCCAAAAAATCAACCAGGCTACAGGCAAGAATTATACAGCCGATGAGATCAATAAGGAGCTTACAGAAAAGTTTCATAATTACTGCACCAATCCCCAAAACGTAGGCAAGGTACTTCTTGACACCTATTACATGGAGCCAGGAGGAAAGGATCCTCAGCGTGATTTTATAATTGAAAATATTGAGGTGACAATTAAAGATGAAGCATATGTCAAAATTAGTGAAGCCATGAATAGCTTCTTTACCTCTGCTTTTGATGTCAATCCAAGCCTCGCCAATGTCATCACCACCAAAGGCATGTCATCCGGATCCGAGCAGACACAAGCCTGGAACATCGCTGATGCCAAAGCCAACTACGAAAGATCTAAGGTGCTAGAAGTACTTAACTTTATTCACCGCTTTAATAGTTGGGATTCTGAATACCCTGGAATCTACTGGGGATTTGAAAACCCTAAACTTGTGACCAAAGACATTTCCAAAACAGGGCAAACAGAACCAGCTAACGCAGAGCCTGTAGCCACAACAGAAGAAGAATAATGCCTCTTTTTAATTACGTATATAACAATACAAGCTCAGACCAGACAGCATCACTTTATAGATACTGTCCGGCTTTTAGCACCAATATGAGCTGGGAGAAAGTTTTGCCTTTTGTAGAAGATGCAGAAGCGGAATACATCAAGCCAGTATTGGGGGATGAATTTTATGATGAGCTCATCACAGCACTGGCAGGCACACCCACAGCAGCACAGATTGCAGCCATTGCAGTACTTAGGCCGGCAGTGGCATGGTTTACTTTTGAAAAAACGCTGATAGGACTGGCGCTATCAGTTTCAGAAATGGGACCAGCTGAAGCTGTAGACAGCGAAGGTAGATGGTTATTCCCTAGAAAATGGGTCTCAGAGGCAGGAAGACAGCAAGCCTTTCGCAACGGATACAAAAAGCTAGAAGAAGCCCTCAGATACCTAGAGAAGAATGAAATTGAATACAGTACCTGGTATAAATCAGCTGCCTATTGCAAAGAGGTTGGACTATTTATTCCAAATGCTACAATATTGGCAAACTATATTCCACTCGATGGAGGCCGGGCGATATACAGCAGATTAAGACCTGCTATCAACAAAGCAGAACTGCATTATATTAAGCCAGTGCTTGGAGAAGCATTATTTGACCAAATGAAAAACATGCTTACCACTCCAGCCTCCAATTTCACCATAGCACAGGCAGAATTACTAGATAAAATAAGATTAGCACTGGCAGAATGGATGCTAAATTATGCAGTCCCATTTTTTAGACTAAAATTTAATGAACTGGGGATCATAGAGCCAGCCATGGAGAATGGTATCGGTAAAGAAAAGCCAGCCAGTCAGCAGGCTGTATCCGGTCTCTGGATGTCGATCCAGGAGGCTGGCAAGCGCTTCCTGCTCGATCTCAAAACTTTCCTCGATAACAATGCTGATTCCTTCCCTAACTACACAGACACCAAGACACCGGCTCCAGAGCCAAGCCAGGAGGATGACAATGGCCGTACCTACAATGTGGTATCATTCTTGTAAATACATAGACCGCAAACATAGGACAAAGGAAAAGGCCTGACAGTGATGATGCTGTCTGGCCTTTGCTGTTAAAAACCCACCATTTGCAGGAGTTTAAAACTGTCAGATTCGACATATTGAATTCTTATTAGACATAATTTTTTCTTTTAAAAAGGTTGAACATCACACTTCTCTCCCCAACTAGCATACCGCCGACTCAGCACCTGCACCTGGTCAATGTAATGAATGGGATCAGTGATCGCTCGCAAAGCAAGGATATCCTGCATCACCCAGTAGAGGGTGCTCGCCTTATAGGCTTTCAGATAATTGTCAAATAGAGCTGACTGCTCTTGATTCTGCTGATCAATTAGATTGATCAATTGATCTCTCGACAGGTTAGAGAGATCGGTGTGGTTTTGGTTTTTTCTTAGCATAAGAAATAAATTTTAATAGGCTTGGCTGACCCGCTGCTAAACGATTCCAAAACCAGAATACGTTGAATAGACCATTACAATCTATCCACGGGGGCCAAGCCATAATTTGAGTTGAATTCATAGTATTCCAGTTTTGTCAGAGAATCGTTTAGCACCAGAAATCTACGAAATTTTCTTTCGTTTATACCATAAAATGTTACCAGGTCTGCGCGTTTTTCAGAGATGGGTAGTTGTGAAAATAATCATATTTTCCCAAAACATCATATAAATCACTGATAGTCAGTGGCTTTAGTGGTGTGAAAAGTTGTAAAAAAAGTCCCAAAGAACTCCCAAAAAATCCCCAACTTTTCACAACGAAAAAAAAAGTCCCAAAACCATGGGACTTTTTCACACCTAATATGATTTTTTCACACCATTTAAGTGATTGATATTCAATATGTTAAGGGTTGTTTTTTGGGAGCTTTGGGATTTTGTGAAAAGTTACCCCCTAAAATAGGGGGGGGTACCTTTTTGCGAAAGACCTGGTAACATTTTGACCATTTTCGGCCTCCGATCAGGAGTAGATGTAATATTTTTAGCTAGATTGCCCAATAATTAGCTGAAATACTAATAAAATTGGATTGATTTTTGTATGTTCCAAGACGGGGAACAATCTGACTAAGTACGATCATCGTCTATGCAGACAAAAATCAGGGTATCTGTTACACCCTATGTACACGCATATCTGGCTACCAGGTATGGACCTTCCCCCTACGATCTCACCCACTCACACCGGAATGATCTCAGGATGGCTTTCTCCTACATGTGGATGGGAGTAGAGTTTTGGCCACGTATCAAGCATGGTCACTATGTAGTCATCGACCTGGGCAAGGATCACAGCCTGCTCCGGGCCTACGAATACAACCGCCCCTTTCTCAAAGCCGGTCACTTCTTCCAGGGAGAATTCATGCGAGCCATGAGAGGATATGTCAGAGCTCAGGAAGCACTTGCCAAATCTCTCAACATCGGACCCAGTTCATGGAATAAGAAGTGGGCGATCGATCAGTTTCTCAAAGAACACAATGTAGACCCGGCCAGCTACGACTTTTTTTCGGCCTATCGCCAGCATAATCGCATGGAGCAGGCCGATTTTTCTGAGTTAGCTCAGAAAGTGAGCACAATGTTTGAATTTAGAGCATCTGATAATGAGTGTTTTAGACTCTGTTCTGTGTCAATTGGAAAAAGAAATAGAATTATTTTTTGGTGCTATTCCAGGTCTCAACAGGATATGAGGAGATGTTCCCACTACATTCCTCAAAAATTAATCAAGAAAGGTGACTGGCTAGGCTACACAAAAACAGCCATGACGATCATCAATGACTTCTTAATCAAAGGCTACACCGTATCATGATACTCACTATTATACTTCTATCCCTTGCCGGGATCATGACTGCTGTTATGGATCGGCACAGTACAGCAGGTGAATTCTACCTGAGTGTATTCCGAAGCTTCAGATCCAAATGGTGGGGGCCTCGCACACATACATGGAGAAACAAGCACAATTCTCCCCTACCCTTTTCCTCCAGCATCTTGGTCTTTTTAACAGATAGCTGGCATTTCTTCAAAGAGATACAACTCCTCTGTATATACATAGCTCTTGCTCTTAACCTTTCTCTGGTTAATTACTTACCCATTGGCTCATTCGAAGCTGTCAATGATTATCCTTTGGTAAGGCTGCTCTTGGACGTTCTTTTGTATAAGGCCATCATGGCTGGCAGCTTCCACATTTTTTACACAAACCTATTAAGTATGAATTTTTGGAAAAGACTCCAGAACTACATGTACGAGATGAACTTTGGCAAAGCCGTCATCGTTGTACTCCCCCTATTCTTCTTTTGGATTGGCGCTGCGGAAGCGCTCAATCTGCTTGACCCCCGTTATTCATCCACGGATGGAGATACCACCTTCTTGGGTGACATCATCATGTCGATTACCTTCTTGGTGACGCTGGGCGCTCTCGCCTGGATGAACTTCAGGAAGAAAAAGGAAGGAGGACAGGAAAATGACTGATCCCAAAAGTGATCTTGGAAGATTGATGGGAGACTTTGGCACCATCAAGGAAAATGACAAGGCAGAGACTCCACAGGAATTTGTGACTGGTGATACGGTTTTGCTCAAAAGTGGCAGCTTACCTATGACAGTTGGCAAAAGTAGTGGGCTGAGTTCGATTGAATGTATTTGGATGACTCCATCTGGAGACTTACATGTACATGCTTTCCCATCAGAGATACTGGAACATGCTTCTGACAATGAACAGCATGTCAATCAGCAGCTGCTGACACAACTCAACCTCAAGCTTCAGATCAAGAAGCTAGAAGGCTTTGAGAATGAAATTCAAAAAAACAGAATTGGCCTGGCATCTCCTAAGATGCAGATGCCCAGGAAAAGAAGATAACACCCATGAATCAGGTAACCATCAGGGACTTTGGTCCATTCATCATTCTTGTCAACCCAGCAAGCCCCTCAAACCGGTTAGGGCTTGCCATCGAAAAAGGTGGCATCATCGCCAGGCTTGAAGAAGTTGGCGAACGTGTGTTTATAGTGTTGGAAAAGTGGCTGCTGACCAGACGGGAAGTGATAGACCAAATCCCTGAGGACCTGCTAAAAGAAGAAGTCAGAGGTGAGACTCCTCTGGAGACACTTGGAAAAGTGATGCAGCTATTAGCCACCCCTTTAACCCCTTTACAAAATGCCGCTTAAAGCCCTACTCCTTTATATAAGTACCTTTTTTATTTGTTGCATGAACACAGAACTCATAGACAAATGCACCCTGCAAGGCTGGCCAGGCCAGTGCGAGACTCAAATAGGTAGCATCAAATGCCTACGCATTGCCACGGCCTCCCATCTGCTTGGGGATCCGGACTGCTGCAATGATGATCATGAGATCAGTGGTGAGCTCGCCATGAAGCCAGGCACCGGATTTAAGACATATTACTTCAAGCTCAATCAGGCTATCTTCTCCGAAAACAAGAAGGAAGACAAGCATGGTGACTACTTTGAGCAACGAATAGAAATACAAAGACATGGAATTGATGCCGATGTGATACAGGAACTTTGTAGAATCAACAATCAGCACACTGTTGCGATTGTAGATCTCTATGCCGGTAGCACCCGCATCATAGGTAATCCATCGAATCCCCTTGTCACCTCTCTCGCAGGTGACAGCTCAGGCCGGGCTCAGTCTGACACAACGAGCGCGGACCTGGGCTTTTTTAGAAAAGCCAAATGCCCTGCATGCTTCGTTGCATCAGGGACTATCATTCCCACCAGTGCCAACAGCCAGCCATATACCTTTATTAATGTAGTACGCCCAAACGAATGCCTACCGGCTCTTGTCACCATCGCTCCCCTATCCCGCAGAAGTAATGGTGATCTGGTGACACCGATCACCCCGGGTGTAGATGTTCAGATCGTCTACACCTTTGGCAATTTCAAAAATCCGCTGTACAGGGCTTCCATCGGACCAGATGGTGACCCTACTGATATTGCAGATTGGACCTTCATATCAGGTACCGGTACCTCCGGAGAGTTTGAAACCAATATCGTGGATGAGATGGAAGCCACAGCCACCGGTGTATCTCTGTACTTCAATGCAAAGCTTTTGGAGTCAGTGCATGCAGGTAACTTCATAGATGTGCATGCCGAGATCGTAGATCAAAGTGTCTATGGCAACATCGCATCATCAAAAATCAGATTTTTCAAATCCATTTCACTCTCTGGAACCTTCACCGGTCAGACAGTCGGAGCCATTTATTACAGTCGCACAGATTGTAGTGCAATGTTCCAGGCAGGCCCCACCAAAGAAGCCATGGTGGTAGCAGAAGGTGTTTTGACACCGGTGACAGTGGATGCCGGCACATCTGATGATCATAAATTTCAGATGTTCTCTGATCCATCCAGTCTGGACAATCTTACGCTGGCCACACCATCTTTCACTGGTCTGGTAGGATCCGGAGGCAAAGCCAACCGACTCAGGGTACTTTCCTTCAGTTCCGGTGGTTCTCATGATCTGGGCTCATTCAGCCTTCGCTCCTTCCCCAACCTGGTGACCTTCGCGGCTCCATCAGCACAGATCACCGATATAGACTATAAGGCCAATGCCAACCTGCAGGATGTGAATCTTGATGACAATTCTCTGGCAGGAAGCATCGATCTAACGATCCTGCCCAACTTAGGCCAGGTTTATCTGAGTAATAATTCTCTCACTTCAATTACTTTGGGCAGTAGCAAGCCTAATCTCAGCATTTTTGATGTAGAGTATAATGATCTGGATAGCGCTGAGCTGGATGCTATCATAGTGGAGCTTTGGGAAATGCGGGATGATGTGACTGGCACACCTACCATTGATCTCCGAAACAATACAGGGTCGCTTTCTGCTGACTCCATTGCCCGGATTAATGGCACAGGTGCTTATGCTGGAGAGGGATTGGTGGCGAATTATTCATGGACGGTGAATTATTAAATCAGTACTTGAGGTAAGTGCGTTAATCACACTGATTTTTAGTGTGATTAACGCCTTTTTTGTGTCCTACTTTCTGATGGGTACCAGTAAGACATTGCTGGTATTATGGCAGATCGCATTATACTTTCCGATGAGTCGATCAACTCATACGGATTTCGTGTGTTGACAGCAGGCATAGACCTGAGTGCATTTGAGAAAAACCCAGTGATGCTTTACGATCACCGGTCTTATTCCTTTTTGCCTATTGGCACATGGGGCTCTCATCGCGTGGAAGGTGACCAGCTGACAGCCGAACCGATTTTCGATATGGAGGATGAAAAGGCTGCACAGATAGCCGGCAAATATGATCGCAAAGTCCTGAACGCTGCATCTATTGGTATCCAGATACTGGCAACATCAGAAGATCCTGATGACATGCTTCCTGGACAGACAGGCCCCACCGTCACGAAATGCCTTTTGTATGAGGCCTCTATCGTCCCTATGCCTTCCAATACCAATGCTGTCAGGCTCTACAATGGAAAGGGTGATGCAATTGATCTGAGCGATGCAAACGCTTTGCACCTCGCATTAAACCCCAATACAGAACTCATGAAAGATCATCAATCTGAAGAGAAAAAAGGATTGCTGGATAAGCTCAATGCCAAAGCAGATAAGATTCTCCAGAAGCTTTCTGGAAAGCCTGCTGATGACCAGCAACAAAACCAAAACGACCCTGAACCACAGGATGACTCTCCTGAGGTATCCCAGCTTAAAGCTACTCTCTCCAACAAGGATGCAGAGATCGCTCAGCTGAAAAAAGACCATGAAGCAGCGCTTGACATGTTGAAGGCAGATAATGCAAAGGAACTCAAGACGGTGAAGGAAGAAGTGATCGAATTGAAAAACGAGGTCAAGAAGCTCGCTGGCCAGCCAGCCGAGAAGACTCCTGCTCCTGCCCCAAAAGAAGACAGCAAGACCACAGAGGACAATGATCCATTTGCTGATCTCAATGCACGCGCACAAGCGAAATTTTTACACATTAAATCTGACAAGTAATGGCACTCAATAAAGGTACAGTAGCCAATATTCAGGATTACTACCTGACCCACCAAGAAGGATTTTATACAAAAACCTTCGCAACTCCGATGATGAGCAACTTCATCAACGTGACAGCAACAGACAAACTGATGCTACAGAGTGCAAGCTCTACCAGCGTTCTGCAGTCTCGACAGGCTGGCCACCACAAAAAAGGATCCGTTACCCTCAATGCTCGACAGCTCGACATGAGAGGAGTCAAAGCTGACCAGACTTTCGACACTGTGAAATTTAGTGAGGAAGCCTATCATGCTTACCTTTTTGCAGGCAACCTAGACCCCAAAGAATTTCCGTTTCAGGCATTTGTGATTGAAATGATCATGAATCAGATGTATGAAGACTTTTCTCTTGATGTTTTATGGAATGGTGTGCACATGGGAGCTATTTCCGGAGCCCCTAACAACCCATCAGACACCGCTGACGGTTACCGCGAGTTAGTGCGTCAAGATATCACTGCAGGCAATCTATCTCCATATTTGACCGGTCAATTTACTTCTTCCAATGCTCTTGATGGGATTCGCTATTTTGTGAAAGACCAGCTGGATACTGCAAGTAAGCGTGCTCGCTTGCATTATGTCTACTGTTCTCAGGATACAGTTGATGCGTACCAGGAAAATTATGAGGACAGCATTGGCCCATACAGACACGCAGATGAAGCATATAGCTTGACCCGCATACATGGTACAAATGCTTTTTTGGTTGCTCAAGATGGAATCTCAGGAAGTGGTCTGTTAATGTGTCGTCCTGACAACCTTTTTGTAGGTTTTGATGGAGCTCCAGTGATCAATCTTGACTACGAAAGCCGCGAGCTAAAAGTAGAGATAGATTGGAAGTATGGAATGCAATATGCTTCTACTGCAGAACTCTATGTAAATGAGTGGATCTAATTATAGTTCCTGAGTTTAACTTTTAACAATCAGAAAAAATGCCAACAGCAATAAGTATAAATAGCCGAACATTGAACCTGGTAGATGAAACCAATGTCAGTGTAAAACTTCGTGTAGGTGGCCAAGTGGTCACATATACAGCTGCTGAAATCATCGCAAACGCGAACAGCGAACAAACCAACATCCAGGCTGTCGTAGGACTAGGAGTTGACACTACAGAATCTATCAAGACAGATTATGTCTATAGCTCCGGTATCGTGCAAGACACTGAGGGAAATGACTACCCTAGTACATATCTTTCCGGCAAGGAGATTGACTACGCTGCTACATTGATGAATACTAATTTCTTCAATGATGTGACTTGATAACAGTTTTTTAACCTTTTAACAAAAGAAAGACATGGCAGCATACGCATGCTCAACCCCCAAAAAGCTGGAATCCTGGACATTCGATCAGTGTAGTACAGCTGCACCGGGTATCTCCCCGAACATTATTGTCACCTTCGCTGAATGGCTGGATACCTGGCCTGCATTGGATGACTACCCTACGACCGGCGACCCGAACACCATCAGCACAGATATAACTTTGGACACCGTAACCTATGCAGATGCAGTATGGGCTCAGTGGTACACATCACCTGAAAAAGCAGGCTTCGAGTCAGAACTCCAGGGTGACATTGGCTCACTCAACTGGAAGTCTACCATGACTGCTTTTGCACCTGGCAACAATGCCATGATGAGTTACCTACTTGGACAGGTAACTAACAAAGAACTATTTGTGCTGTATCGTTACAATAGTGACAAATGGCGTATTTTGGGCAGTCCTGAATTTCCATGCTACCTTCTATCAGGTGTAAAGGAAGTCACTGGGCTGACAGGTACTGATTCTGTAGGCTATGAACTCCAGATTGGTACTCCAAACCACAACAATCCATTTGCCTACTATACCGGTACTATCCCAACTATCACCGCCTAATCCATATAAATCATGGCTAAAATCAAATTGACAGACTACGGCCAACAAGCGCTCAACATTGCATTGGTGAATGGTAATAAGCCAGTGATCAAAAAAGGGACACACAGTATCAACCTGAATAACCTGACCCGCGTTTCAGACGCAACTGTTCAGGCTTTTCTGGCACCTGATAACTTCAATCCCTATTTTGAAGTGGTGAAAAACACGCCAGCAAAGACTTCAGCGAAGTCATAATAATAGTAGCTCGGAAATCGTAGTGAAACATTCATAAAGCGGCCTCCTGGGAGGTCGCTTTTATTATATCCCTATCCAGGTATCATTCATCTCTTCATCCCTTCTTTTGGAAGTGAGATGCACATATACCATCAGGGTGTCCAGCTTGGTCAATCCCATCAGCTCCATCAACACTTCTACACTCATTCCCCTTTCGAGGGATACAGTAGCAAAGGTGTGCCGGCCTACATGCGTGGTCAGGTGTTTGGATATCCCCAACACATCAGCCATCTCCTTCAACCGGAGATTGTATTTTGCATTGGGAGGCGTGTCCAGGATCGCCCCTACCCTACCCTGGATCAATTCAGCGATCACATCAGTAATTAACATCCGCACTTCTACTCCAGATGTGTTCTCTGTCTTTTTAGGAACAAAGACCAGATATCGATGCTTCCCATCAGTTTCTATATCCCGATGCCTGATCGTTCTGGCATCATCATATCTCATCCCGGTCAGGCACTGCCAGAGAAAACATCTGAGTGTATTATGTATTCTATTGATAGCATACTCCAGATATTGGCTCGCATGATGATCAGATAGCTTTCTCTCTTTCGCCTTTCTTATGCACTCCCTCTCTATAAAGTCTGGGTACCTAAAGCAGTGTATCAAGTGCATCAACTCATCCTGAGTCAGGAACACCGGTCTGCTCTTTGACCGTGGCCACACCAAGCCATTGAAAGGATCCTTAAACTTTTTCCCATCTCCTTCTGCCATCTTCAGATATTTCCTGACAGTTTTGAAGACTTTCTCTCTCGCTCTCAATCCCTCATTTCCTTTTCGCTCCTGGAGCTTGGCATGCCAGGCGTCAAAGTTCTCTATCCATTCTCTGCTGATATCAGCAAACATCACCCGGCCAGCATAGGCCTCCAGTTTTGCTGCTGAGTTCAGATGGATGACTTTAGTCGCTGGTGAAATAATGTGCCTTTGGTATTCATTCTCAATCTTCGCCCTCATGTAGGCAATGAAATCCTGCCTGGTGGCATTACTCCTGAATTCTCTTTTGAAGGCAGCTGGTGTGATCGTGCTGCCAGCCAGACGATATTCTTTTAGGATTTCAATGGCTTTCCCAATGTTGCTTTGCAGTTCAAGGTTCCTGTCTTTGTAATCAGGATGACTCTTTTTTACCTGTTGTTTGGCTTCATCCCAGTCTTTTGGATCTATCTCCATGTTGGACAAAGTGATAGCCACTTTTATTCTTTTTATGTATAGCTGCAAAATGATCGGGCATTTCCCATCATTATGCTGCCTGTCTCTCCTTAGTATCAATTTTGGGTTAGCCATAGGTTTGGTGATGCAATTGTACCTACAAGTCCGCTAAACTACTCATTTTCAATATTCCCTAAGTCTCTGGAAACCAAAAGCTTCCCCGCAAGAGGAAGCTTTTGTACCGTATAAAGTGGGCCCACCCGGCCTTTTAAATATTGTCATATCTATCTGGTAATCAGGCAAATAAAACAAATCGACCTAATTTTGGTGATGCAATCCCACCTACTTCTTTTTGCCATTCCCCCCACCTAGCTGCTCTTTTAGCCTCTCATTTTCGTATGTAAGGCGCTGATTTTCAAGCCTTAATGCTCCTATTTCCTCTGTCAAATCAATGATTTTGTACAGGTCATTTTGGGAAGAATTTGAACTGTCAGGCTTGCCTTTTGATATGCTTTTTTTCGTGTTTACAAAATCCAATTCCTCAATCTGTATGTGTACTTTATAGCCATATAAAGTGGCAACTTTTGACACTTCAGAAAATAGTAGCCGGTTTGACCTCGCTCTTTTTAAGAATGAAGGATAACTGATGCCTAGTGCCCTGGATGGCACTTTAGTGATATCAATTTTGTTGTTTTTTTTCATTTTATCGTAAAGGACTGAGGGTAAGGTGGATAGCTCGTATTCGTTACTCATTTGATATTATTTAAATTGATTTTGATGTTATCAAATTTGCATTTGATAACCACTATTTATACTATTGCAGTATGGTAGTCATACAAATACGGTATCGACCTTCATAATATCAAAAATTATATCTCAAAAATTGACATGTTGCCAATTATTACACCCCAAAAAATTGAGTTCTGGATGAGCAAGTTGACAGCTCATCAAAAACGGACTGTAAAAGGGCGAATGATGTCTGAATTAAGGTATGGATGGAGTACGCTTCATGAAAGATTGAAAGATGGATTTCCAGAAAAGGACCATTCCAAGCTCCGGAGCATATTCTCAGACTATCTTGTTATCACAAAAGACGCAGCCTAAAAGAAATTTAAAAATTCGTAAACAAAATGACAACTCGTAAAACAAATGACGCGGCATTCGTGCCAATCCATCCTCCTGGCGGCTGCCCTCTCGTAGGGCAGCCACTCCAGGACCCCTCTCTCCTCTCCTTTTCATCGTCCTATCAGCTTGTAAAGCTGGATCCTATGTTTGCTCTTGATGTTTCACCTCTAACTGTTTCTTTATCATGAGCACAGAAAGAAGTTATTTTATTTGCCCAGGAGAACCTGGCACCCAGCCAGAGTATATTTGTGTCTCTCCCCGCGAAAGATACATTGAGCTTGTTGATGAGTCCCGTCCCAAGGATCTGATCTCTCGCCTACCCTACTGGAACCATGCAGAGTGTTTACTAGCATACATCTACTCCCCTATCAGCAGGGAGCGATATCTGGATGCCAGGCTGAAAGTGATCAGTAAATTTCCAGCTAAGCGACGTGCTGTGGCCTGACAAACCAGGCTTCTCCAAGGTGTGTACCTATTCCAATCCTGCCCTGCTTGTTCAGGGAAATTTTATCAGCTTCCCATCTGTCAAAGGAACAATCGAAAGCGGGATTGTATTTGAAGGAAGAGACACACACCGGCCGCTTTGGGACCCAGTTCGTGCCGAGCTAGAAGCCTTTCAGGGGAGACCCTGGGAACAGATACAGCATCTATATCATGGGCGCACAGTTTACGCGCTCTTGCTTATCAAAAAAGCCTAACCCTTTTCGAATATTGTGATTAATAGTGAATTCCTGCCCTTAGGGGCAGGAGTTTTTGAGACCCCTACACGATGAAAACTATTTCAAAACAAAGAAAAGCACCACTGCCCATCACTCTTTCTCAAAAGAGAATCCTGCTGAAAGCAGGATTCTCAATTGTCATCTGCGACACCAGGTACAAATCAGTGACAATAGTCACTCCAAACGACACTGTAACCCTACCCCAAGAAACAAAAGAGAATACCAGGCAGAGGGCCATGGTGTACACCTCTCCTAATATGGTTGTGTTTTTAGATGGGGTGATGTCAAGCCTTAGCATGGATCAGCTTAATCGCTCAGGAATAGTTGCTCGCGAGCATCCGGAGCGAAGCAGAATGATGGGAAGAAGCACATACATCATTGAGCAACAAATAACCCGTTCTTTTTAATTTTTCGATTTCCCCTACCCCGAGGCCAGAGCGCCTTGGGGGATTTTAAAAGCAGAAGACATGCCATTAATTCCTGAAAAAACGATAGAAGATTTATATAAAGTAGACTTGCTCAGTGTCGCAAAGGCAATAATTCCAGGTGAATGGAAAAATAAAGGGGGCCAGTGGTGGACGCTTTCCCCTTTCAAACAAGAGAACACGCCCTCATTTACAATACACAATCGAAAAGGATTTTATAAATGCCATGCAACTCATAAAGGTGGTAGAGGCCCTATCAAGCTTGTACAGGATGTCAAAAAAATGAACTTTCCTGATGCTTGCCGATGGCTGGCAGATTTTGCGGGAATTATCATTCCTGCTCCTACCAAGGAACAAGCGGCAAAGGATAAAAAGCTTCAGGATGAGAAGGTCAAAGTAAAGCAGGCAGCGGCCTATTATGCTGCCTCAAAATCAAAAAAACTATCCGGATTTATTGCAGAAAGAGGAATAAACGTTGCAACATCAAAGCTATTTCAGCTAGGATATGCTCCAGAGAAAGACCCATCAATATTCAAAGGCAGAATCATCTTTCCTATCTGTGATCAGTTTGGCAATCCCATCGCTTTTGGTGGCAGATCACTTTCAGATAATGAAGCAAAATATACCAACAGTACAGAGTCTGACCTGTATGATAAGTCAAAGACATTATATGCTTGGCACTTAGCACGTGAATCAGCCTCAAATGCAGGTTACGCGCTATTGACTGAGGGATATATGGACACCCTTATGTGTCACCAGCATGGGTTCACCATGACTGTGGCTTCATGTGGTACCGCCCTCACCCCCTACCAGGCAAAGAGTCTCGCATACGTGGTAGATGAGGTTGTAATCCTTCGTGATGGAGATCCGGCTGGCCAGCAGGCTACCTTGAGAGATATCAAGGTACTGTTGGCAGCTGGGATCCATCCGAGGGCATTTACACTCCCCAATGGCCAGGACCCTGATGACTACCTTCAGAAGGAAGGCAAGGAAGCCCTCCAAAAGCACATCGGTCATGCAAAATCATGGATTTCATTCCTGCAGGGTTACTACATAACCAAGCATGGTCAGATCGATGAAGACACAGGCGAGATCATTGTTCCAATCAAGAAGCGTACTGAGCTGATGAAGATGGTCGTGGAATACATACAGACCATTCCTGATCAGATCACACAGCAGGAGTATGCAAAGGAAGCTGCTCAGATACTGGGCATTGATATGAAAATCATGGCCAAAGAGCTAGGCTTTCAGCTAGTCAAGAGCCAAACTGCAGCTATCTCAAAAAATGGTTTTCGCAGGAGCTGGGAGGAGTATCTTGATCTCTGTGATCTGTTTGGTCTGTCAGTCAATGATGATTTCACCAGAACTGATGGAGGATTCATTCAGATTTCATATCACAAGTTGGATGGCAGCCCTTTCAAAGTAAGGAAGAATCGGGCATCAGTGGAAGCCACCAGGACTACCACTGCTTATGATCGCCCCAATGCAGTCTACATCCATCCTCATTTGCGCCTGACTGATCCGGAGGAAAAAGAGTGGGGATTGCTCCCTGCCCTACCCCTCGCCAAGGAAGAAGCTGAATTTCAAAAGTATGGCTATCCTCTTCCCCTTTTCCTGGTACAGGATGAGATCACTGCAGCATTGATGGTTTCTTTTGGCATCCCTGCGATTGGCATGAATAACTATTTGGGATTCGCCAGAAACAAAGGCCAAAAGGAGCTGCACCAGTTGGTTGAAAAAGTAGTCAAGGCCTACAATTTCAAGAACATCATATATGTGCTTCCAGGAGAAGCATGGAGCCTACCTGAAGCCAAGGATGCTGATCTCGCTCATACAGGTCAGAAATTTGTCAATGCATTGACTTCTTTCAATGTCACATTGAAAGATTTGGAAATCACCAGTTATTTCATGGCACAGCGTCCAGGCCATGGTCACCTTGATGATGATCTTTGGTTGGAATCTGTTTTTCAAAAGATTCGCACAACAGGCAAAGACCCCAAAGATGAAATCCTGGGATTTTTTGCAGGCCAGGAGAGTTCCTATTTTTCCATCACTGACATCTCCTATTCAAGAACGGAGCGCCTAGAGAAGTTTTTGAAGATTGACAATGCTCAGGATTTCTATGACTACTACGCTGATCAACTGGGCGCTGAGTTTCGCTTCAAAGGCAAACTCTTTGAAGTAGATGTGAAGTCTGGTGCTGTCACCCTCAAGAAGGGGCAACAGGATCCTGATGTCAAGATCGAAGATGGCGCCTATTATTCCAGACAAAGGAATGGTGGCTGGAAAGAGATCTCCAATTTCACTTTGGAGTGTTTATTGGAAGTCAAGGCCCAAGAAAGCTTTAACCTGTACAAAATCAGATCAAGAGATACAGGAGCTGTTCAGGTGACTATCATCCCTGACAAGGAATTTACCGACCGTACCAAATTCATTGCCTGCATCAGACGCCAAAGAGGCCTCAAAGCATGGTTCAAAGGAACCACCCAGGACTGTCTGGAAATTCAAGCCAATGCCATCCAGCAGGCCCCGGAGGCAGAGCCACTTGAGCACACATTGGGATGGTATAAGCCTTACCGGTATCAGGGCAATAAACCGGGCTTTTATGTGCAGGGAAATGGCCTGATCAATGAGGAAGGTAAATTCCTCCCAGTGGATGAGCAAGGCCTTGTCAACTATGATGGAGAGACCTACTTCCTGCCTGCCCATTCCAACATCAGGACAGCCGACAATCACACATCGAAGTATGAAAGAGAGATCAACTTCTCATACAAAGAGAGTCATATTGAGTTTCGTAAGTGGCTGGATCATTTCCGCTTGACTCATGGGGAGAATGCTGATGCCTCTTTCTTCTTCTATCTCATGGCATTATACAGGGACATCATCCTGGAGACTTACGATGAAAGGATCCCTCACCTTTTCCTGTTGGGACCAAAGAACGCAGGAAAGGGAACCCTCCAGGAGTCTCTGTGTGCTCCATTCGGCAAGGTGAAGATATTGGGCCTGAATGAAGGCCCCACATCCAGCTCATACAGATACCATTTTGCTCAGTATCGGAATGCTTTTGCAGTGTTCAATGAGTGCAATCCTTCCTCCATTCCAGGCTGGATGGTGACCGGATTCAAAGGTGCTTATGATAACCAGACCAGGGCAAGGATGAAAGGCCCCAACACAAAGGAGATTGATTATGGTGAGGTGAATAGTGCTGTATTGATCATGGGGCAGGAACCCACGATCTATCAGCAGGAGGCTATCAGTACCAGGTGTGTAGTGCTTCACTGTAATAAGGAGAAATATACTGCAGAAGAAGCCAAAAGGTGGGATGAGCTGAAGAAGAAACACAAAGCAGGATTGGGACATATCACAGCGGAATTTATTTCTCACCGTCCACTGGTCAAAGCCAATTTCGCAGAGACAGCCACCTTCCTTCACAAGGAATTAAAGGATGAAATTGACCGCCTGTTTGGCAATGGCTCATCTCATGCCATCGATGGTCGCTTGTTCTACAACTGGTCAGTAGCACTCAGTTCTGTATGGATCCTGACCACCAAAGGAAAGCTCACGTATCCCCTATCTAACAAAGAGATGTTGGAATATGCGGCAAGGCAGATCAAGGCACAGGCAGGCCACATGATCAGCAAAGGTGTGTTGGAGATGTTCTGGGACTTCCTTTCTGCTTATTACTGGGATCGCTCCTATGAGATTTATGATCACCTGGTATGGCACGACCACTCCAAAGGGCATCTCAACATCAAGCTGAAAGGGCTCTACATCAAGTTTGAGCAGTACATCAAGCGTGTGGCTCCCAACATTGAGAATGTGACCCGTACTGACCTGGTCAGAAGATTCAAAAGCCATCCAGCTTTCATTGGGGCGAAGAAGTCAGGCGTGTGGTTTGGATATCGGAAAGATACCAATGGTAACTATGTGAGGAAGCAATATGAGCGAAAGAACCAGGAAGGTATCATCGCCACAGTATATGGCGAGGGTATTCGCAACACCCTTACCAGTGGATATGTATTCGATGCATCTAAATTGAATCTTGAACTACGTCAGCCAGTATTTCCTTGGGATGATGTCAATGGCTTGGAGCCTGATGCTGCGATGGCACCGGCTCCATCACCCCCTACTCCTGATATAAATGGATCTATAGTATCTCATACAGAAGAAGCAGTCCCATTTTAGGGTCTTCTAATAATACAAAGGGGGGACAAGTTCTTTAAATGGGTAAACATTTTTCACCGGGTTAATAATGCAGGTCCCCTTTTTTAACCACAACACCAAAAAAAATGATAAACATCAAAAACAAGAAACTGCGGAGATTGATTGCTGTAGCACTTAGTCCTCCAGGCTTAATGAGCATGATCGTGGCGATCGTCTCTATCATCGTGATCTGGAACTATTATAATTAATTATAACCATCTAAATCGTAAAAAAATGACTAAAAGAAAACTGATTATTCTAATCACATTGCTTTTTACACTTTCAGTATCCTCATGTACAACTCCATATCCAAACACCTACGATAATGGTGTATCTGTAAAGCTTGAAAAGCAACAGCCTGAATAGACCGAAATGTTAAACTGGGTGCAGACAGCATCTGGAATTACATGGGAAATTTGGAAAGAAGCTGGGAGGTAGTATGCCTCCCAGCTATTAAATAAAGTAACATGAAATTAATCACACCATTTTTGATACACACAATCAACAGGATTGACAAATACCTGAGACATCATACTCCCACTGGCTGGGGGTATCGGATAACCTTTTATAAACTTGACAAATCAGAAGAAAGTGTCGAGAAATCTTTTAAAAAATTATAATGAAAAAAATATGCTGACGATTAAGAAATTTAAAATTTATCTAAATGCTGTCGGTTTAAATGAGTCAAGTCTGCAGCCCAAAAAGTCAGGAAGAGGGCGTCGTGCTGGCCACTATACCGGGATGACAGCCAAACGAGATGCCCTTATTGTGTTTTTATATTTTAAATATGGGAGAAAAAAGACAGAAAGAGGAGCATTAACATATAACGACTTAGGCCAGTTATTTAATGTGTCAGAGTCAACAATTCAAGCAATAGTAAGACGCACAGAACCGGATAAAGAACTATTTAAACGGTTAATCCGCCTTAAAAAGATTTCAAAATAAAATAAAGCAGCAAATGCTTTTTTAACCTTACCTATAACCTTTAAAACAAAAAAAATGAAATTAACACAAGAAGAAGCAAAACACCTTTTGCAAATTTTAGGCAATGCTATCCTAAAAAATGATGAGCAATTCAACGAAAATTGTGCCCCGATGGATGATGAAGCAGAACGTCAACACAGAGAAGAACAGGCAAAAGATTCCGAATTCTTCGACAAAATTGCAAATGCTTATAATCTCCCTAATTGGTTGACATGGGCAAAGGTTCCTAAAATGAATTTCTAAACCTTCATAAAATAAGAACACAATGAAAATACTAGAAGTCTTTGCACAAAAAATCCTACTTGCTACCCAAGCTGAGGGAATAAAAATAATAAGTAAATTTTCTCTTACAGTTGAAGAAATAAAGGATGGGAAAGTAAGGCATTTGAATGATACAAAGTGGTACACAATAGAGGAGTGCCTGCCCTACCAACTTGGATGCCTTTCTTTTGGCAGAAACTTAGCAATTAAAACAAAACATAACAGATTCTATTTGTAGCTGGCATCATCGCTTTGGGCTTAGCGCACAAGTTTGGATACATAGATCTCCTCGCCTGGCGCCCTGCCCTGCCCTACAAATAAGGTGGTCTAAAAAGAAAACGGGGACAAGTTCTTTCAAAACATCTTTTAACAAGGGTTAATAATGCAAGTCCCCACTTTTATTCACCCTTCCAATTCGTAAAAAAAATGGCACTATCAAAATCAGAAAAAACAGAACTCTTAACCCTCCAGGACCGATGGGCAAAGCTGACAGCTAATGGCAAGCGCACGCCAAAAGAAATGACTGATCGGATCCATACACTCATTGCCAAGGAGGGCAATAAAGAAACACCAGCCCTCCGGGCTTGATGTAGTGCGTTATTCAACAGTTCTTTTCAGGGGCTCAAGTTCTTTCAAAAACCATTTACACAAAAGCGTTAGACGATATGGTAGAGCCCCACTTCTTAGAAACCAAGACAAGTTCTTTCTTAATATTTTTTTCACCGAGAGCAGGCAGCCTTAATGGTCGGTATGAAGATTGGGAGTCTACACCCAATTTCAAACCACTGGTTTCCCCTTAGGATACTCTAATAATATAACAATGTCATTTAAAAAACGTCGAGCAATAAAACGGATCAGGAGAAGCCAGAGAATAATCTTTAACCTGACTCATGAGGGTGAGCATATCATGACGTCCTCCCAGGAGCAGAGAGTAAGAGATCTTAGGCTGGAGATATCTGGCTTATCAAAGAAATTTAACATCGAGGTTCGAGAGTGAACCTTGGCTAATAACAAAACGCAATCATGAAAAAATCAATTCAATTTATATCCTGTTTCTTTCGCTGGTTTGGTCATCAAAATCATTATGCTTGGGATGAAACAGGCCAGGAAGAAGGACTGACAAGAAAGCCCCATTTATGGAAAACTAGATTTGGTTTTTCTACTGCATGGAGATTAGCTAAAATTATTTGCTCGTAAGGGCTTACAAAAACAGAACAGATGAAAAATGAAATAAAATTTTGCCCGTTTTGCGGAACAGCTATTGACTCATTTCATGAGTCTGACTCCCCAACCCCATTTGCAGCCTTTGACCCAATGGTTGGGTTAAGTATTTACGGCCCTTTCTCTTGTCAAAAAGAAATGAAATGCAAAAACAAGGATTATTTACATTTTAAATTACAGGATGAAAATAGGCTAGTTAAGTTGGGAGGTATTCCCAAAAGACAAGACCCCAAAACCGTCCATTTCCATGACTTTCAAATAAACATCAGTGAACCAGGTAAATTTGATTTTCAAATTAAACATCTTGACCTTATACAAGACGAATTTGATAGGACTGTTCAAGCTGATAGTTTTGAACATGCTGCGCTTGTTTATGCAGGAATAGCCAATTTTCATAGTGGTTATGATCTTGTCATGCGTGATATTCGAATTGCAGTCAAAAAAGAATCTACAATAAAACACTTTATGGTAAGTGCCCAACCTGATTGTAAATTCATTTATGAAGCAAAAGAACTTACACTAGCAAATTTTGAAAAAAAGGATGATGACGAATTGCCTTTTTGAGTTTGGTTTTAACAATTTAATCATAACAAGAAAATGACATTAGCAACAGCATTAGTATTAGGGTTCCTGTTTCATGTAATAGGTGATTACTTGATGCAAAACGATTGGATGGCACAGAATAAAACAAAGGCTTTTTTGCCGGCGTTCATCCATGCCACTATTTACAGTCTTCCTTTTCTCTTTATCACTGATATTGAGTTTTGGCCTATTGTGTATGTAACTCATTATTTGATTGATAGGTACAGATTAGCGGTTTATTGGATTAAACTTGCAAACTGGAATTGGAGCAGCACCAATTTTGGATATGGGTCAGAAAAGCCTATTTGGATGAGTGTATGGCTCATGATAATTATAGACAACACGTTTCATTTAATTTTTAACACAATTGCTATTTGGCTTTCATTTAGCTAGGGCTTCCTTAAATCATAACACCGATGAAAGAATATAAAGACTACAAAAAAGAATTTTTCTTCTGGGGAGATCGCTTCATAAGGGGTCATGATGATCTTATACAGGAACTGGCAGAGAGCCAGTTTAATGAAGATGATACAGAAGAGGGCATAAACTTGCCAGATAATTGGAGTATAGAAATCCAGGGCGCAGAACTTGAACCTATCATAAAAATAGATGCTGATATACTAGCTACCCATTTTGAAGAAATGGGAGAGCATAGATTTTCTGAGTTTGGATATGAGTCAGAAGTACATGAAATAACAGAACTTGCGAAAGCTTGCTTTGATTTTGAAAAGTTCAAAAAAGAATGTCCAAAACTTTATTATGCGTCAGGGGGAATGTATAAGGTGACACGAACTGATGTAATAGAAGATTTGAGAGAGTGGTTAGAGGAATAAACCTTGCTCAACTATCAAAACAACAATCTTCATCAAAACCATTTTCACTTATGTCCTACCCTATTTTGGGTAGGTTTTTTTTTTTGAACCATGAGCACAAAAATAATAGATGTTACACAAAACCCTGCCACAAGGAACTACAACGGACGTGTAGGGGACACATTGGGACCAGACCCTATTACTTTTAAGGAAACTGGTACAGACTTCACAGGATCTTCAGTGACTATTGTTATTAAAAACAATGAGAGTTCTGATGAGATTTTGATATCAAAGAATCCTACACTAGACACAGCTACACTAGGAGAAGCTACATTTAACTTTGAGCTAACACCATCAGACACTGAAGATTTAGATGAAAATGAGACTTACTGGTATGGAATGCAATTTATTACTGCCACAAGTCGCAAATACACAATTGTAGTCGGAGAAATCCAAATGGCCTCAAAATCTGTTTAATATGGCATTACAAGTAGAATTTAAAACAGCATCCCCATTGACTGTCGAATTTAATGGGCTGGCGGGTGCTGCAGGCGCTGATGGTCAGGACGGTATCATGATTCGATACGGTACAGGCGCTCCATCCGACACATTAGGCAATGATGGAGACAGCTATATCGACACATCAGCAGATACGATCCGATATGATAAAGGATCAGTTACGCCTGGTAGCTGGACCGGAATCACTGCTGTCAGCTTGGTAGGGCCTCAAGGCCCAGCTGGTGCAACCGGCCCACAAGGACCTGCCGGACCAGCCGGTGCTGATGGCGCAGATGGTGCCGATGGTGCAACCGGCCCACAAGGGTCTGCCGGTGCTGATGGTATTTCCATTCTATATGGTACAGGCACTCCATCCGACACATTAGGCAATGATGGAGACAGCTATATCGACACATCAGCAGATACGATCCGATATGATAAAGGGTCAGTTACGCCTGGTAGCTGGACCGGAATCACTGCTGTCAGCTTGGTAGGGCCTCAAGGCCCAGCTGGTGCAACCGGCCCACAAGGACCTGCCGGACCAGCCGGTGCTGATGGCGCAGATGGTGCCGATGGTGCAACCGGCCCACAAGG